AATATCACGATCGTTGTGTGTTACTTCAATCCAAACCTTAAAATGGAATATGTGTCTGTGCGGATAACCGAGGAAACTGACATCATATTCGTCTCCTGTTGCAAGGTTAGGATCTTCCAGCGCGGCTGGATACTTATGGATTCCTTCCTTTTGAAAGGTTACCCAAATAAACTTTTTAGGACGAATGTCCTGTCGGATAGTTGTCATTTTACAATCTCATCATTACCGTAGGCTGCCCACGGCGTGAATTTAGAACGATCCATTAAGTCGTGTAGGCTATGACACCACACACCCGGATTGGTAGATTTAAAGTCTTTATCGTCTAACTTTAACGTAGTGTTATAGTTAAACTGTGTAATGTAAGGAATAGGAACACGGATCTGTGGAATGAACAAGTCTGATTCCACAAGCGGTCCATCAAGGAACTGCTCTGCTTTATCTAAACTAATATCAAGAGTACAAAGAATGTCCTTTTCAAGGAAGTGTTCGATCATATCTTCCCATTCGTTCCATGTATCGTAATCGTGTGCGTCAAGTGAATGATTAGCACCAAAGAAGATATGCTCACAACCGTGATTTAAAAATTCTTCGTTGATATCTTCTACACTCTGAACACCTGTAACAAACAAAGTTCTCATACCGTATGCAGGAGTATGTTCTACTTCTACACCGGTAAAGAAAACAGCGTCGTCTGCTTTGCCTGTACTATAGTCTCGATTCATTGATTTGCCTTTCAGTTAGTGTTATGTTGTTCTTGTAGTTTAACAAGTTCTTCCTTTAAACGCAACCGTTTTTTCTTCATTTCGGTAATCTCTGCATCATCAAACGTACCGCTCTTCGACATTTCATCTATTTTGTTGTTTAACATACGGTGTGTATCCATTAAGAAAGCAATCCGTTTTTCATATGACATAGTTATTCCTCCAAAGAATGTTCCAGTTTGTCTAACTCGTTATCTTCTCTATCGTCAATCCACGGTTCTTCTTCATCACCGTTGTCATCAACTTCAACGAACAGTGAGTTAGAAATGTTAGTAACACCGCCTCTTAGACGTGCTCCTTCCAAATCTTTCAAGAACGCATCTGCTTCTTTAATCATAGCAAACGCTTCTTCCTTAGTAGAACAATCAAACAGTTCATCTACAAAACGGTCAAAGTACAGAATGTTACGTGGTACCCAATCTGAGAACTCGTCGCTCTTATCTGCTTCTTTAACCTTACGCCAATGCCTCCAGTCTGGCTTATATGTTTCACGTTCAATGTCCATTAACTGGTTAGCACGTTGTACTGCTTTAATGTGACACTCTACGTTGTGATTCATCATAAGTGCGTATGCAAAACTATCCCAAGAAGTTTTACCTTCCTTACCAATCTTGTTTAACATACCTGGAGCATAGTGACAAATATCTGCGATAGTTAAACGTCTGCCAATCTCACTTTCAAATGGGAATGGAATATCGTGACGTTCAGCAAGTGCTTTATTGTCGGGCGCCTTGTCCATAATAACTGACCAACGCTTGTTTGTGTGTTGTGCGTTAGTATATACAAGTCCGTGTGCTGTTGCAATAAACGGTGAAGCACAATCAAAACTAATGGTAAAGTTAGGATTGATATGTTCGCGAACTTGTCGTTGTATCGAAGTTAAGAAACAACTCCAGTCAAGTTGTGCAGTACCCAAGAAGTGCATCCAATCTTTGCCTTCGAGCATACCGTCAAAACGCATTGTCATCAAGCGGCGTAGTGTAATAGGCATCTTACACATATTTGCGCCACCCATTGCCCAACCTTCAGCAGCCTTGTCGCCATAAACAGCAGGGTCGGAGAACTCTTTAACACCTTCGTACCACTTCTCAGCGGTCTCCCAGTCTGAACCTTGTAGTACGTTTAAGAACTTGGTATGTCCTAAACGATTGTCTAAGAAGTACTTGTTGTTGTACTGTGTCTTTTCAAGACAGTCTTCAAAAGTCTTTAGTCCAGTTTTAGGTGAATGGATATGGTCTGCCGCCCAGGTTGGAACGTCTAACATCATTGACCAATCAGCAGTTAGTTCTAACCACTCGAGGATCTTTTGTCGAACTTTAGTTGCTTCGGCACCTTCAAAGTTCTGCCAATCAAACTTAATAACACCCTTACCAATCTGGTAACCACCCGAGTCACCTAAGATCATAGTCTTACCACGATCACGTTGTTGGATCATACTTTCTTGCACCATACTCTTTTGTAGGTCGAGTTGTGCGTGACCTGCTGAGTATAGTCCGTACTTGTATGTAAAGTAACCTGCTTCTTCGTTTAGGAAGTTCATACCTTCAATACCACGATCGAATCCTTTCGGAATACGATCCTGTGGTACAAACTCCTCAACACGTTGTTTAGCAATGTAAGTGCTAAAGAAAGAACTAATCGCAGGCAGATAGACTGCGTAGTCCTTTTGTAATGGTGTTAAGTTTTCTTGTTTCATAATGTTATTTAGGCCGCCTGTGCTGGAATGATATATTTGTATTTTGCTAAACCGCTGTCTAATTCAATTTGAACAGCACCTTCGTTTGAAATACTCATCTTAGTATTGTTAACGTCTGCAATCTTAAGAATACTTAGGATTGGAAGTACAGGCCAAGTCCAACCACGATCAAGTTTACCGCTTACATCTGTAGCAAATACAAACTCGCCTGCGTGTGTGCTACCGTCACCGAACATAAACTTAAGGTCAGTGCCATCAGTTTTAGCAAGGAAAGTTGGATGTTCGTTGTGTGCGCCTGCTTGGAAGTTAAAACGTTGTACACCTGGTAGTGTAGGAACAACTTCAACGTCCCAGTTAACACCACGGAACTTAACAGTTTTCATCTTTTCGTTGATGATAGCCATGTTCATAAAACGATAGTCGTTTTTAAAGTCGCCGTCTTTGTTTTCAAAGTGAATGCCAACAGGTACATCTTCACCGTTTTGTTCTACTTTAGTAATAGTAATTTTAGCATCTTCCTTGTATTCACTACCGTCTAACAAATATTTTAATTTGTTAAGTTGTGGCATACCAAACGTACCAATCATATCCGGATATGGGTTGTGTGTAGATGCTTCCATAATAACTGAACGATCGTCAGCCATAGAAAAGATAGCAGTACCATCTTCTTCACCAGTTACCTTAACTGTAGTTAGAAAGCCAAGGTTTTGTGTATGGCTTACAATGTCTTGCAAAATGTCTTTCATTTAGAGTTCTCCATAAGTGTATTTTACATTATATTTAGGTTTGAATAAAAAGTCAAGTATATTTTTATTCAAAATCAAACAAACTATTAAAGTTGTTATCGTTACGTGTTGAACTGATATCCCATTCCAACACACCAATGAGGTTTTTGAGTTTTTCATCAATAACCGTATTCTCCATAGTTGCGTCATCAAATGGCAGTTCTTTAAACCATTGTGGTAAACGCAATTCATCCACAGGATACGCTACTGATGTGTAACCCATTGGATTGTCCTTCAACTTACAAACAATAACTTTTGCACCGTCTGTAATGTTCATAGAGTATTTGTCACCGTGCATACGTTTTAGTGTATTCCAGTTAATTGAAGCACGAACGTGGCCGGGCATATTTGCCTTGCCTTTTTTTGCTTCTTTGTTTTGATACTCTGTGATCTTGTTAGCACGTTTAGGTGAACCTTTCTCCCAACCTGGACGTGATTTAAAATCTGTTCTAAATTCAGTGATATATTCAAGTACTTCTTCTTTATCAACACCTGTTAATACTTTGGTAAGAACTTCGCTCAAGAAATCTTGGATAACAACAGGAGTATCAGAACGCTTAAGGTCAAGACCCATTGCTTTAATCTTACCGGGCTTGCCGTCTACATCTGTACGCTTGCCTTCGTTATCATACACAAGTGCCGCATAACGTTTCTTAGTAATGAACAGTCCGCTTTCTGCAACAATCTCACGTCCTGCCGCAATAACTTCGCCGCGTGTCTTTGGACAATGGAATGCTGTTTGCATGAACTTAGGGAATGTATTACTGGACTCAGCACCGATTGTATCGTACAGTTCGATAACTTTGTCTTTGTCCCAGGGAATGTTACCTGCATCAATATCACGTTTAAGTGTGCTATATGCTGAAAAATAACAAGAGTCAGTATCACCATAGATAATACTTTTACCTACGTGATCGTACTCACCTGTAATAATTTCATTAATCTTACTTGCCATGTGCTTTGTAATCTGACGTCCTGTAAGTGTAGTAGATTGACCAATGCGTTGGTCAAAGAATCTACAACCTGCGTTTAGGATCGCACCGTACAGCGAGTTCAAGTTAATCTTTTTAACCAACTGTCGCTTATCCCAATATTCAATCTCTACGTCGTTACCTGCTTTGATAGCATCTTTCAAATGCTTCTGCATATCTTTACGTTCAGCATACCAACGTTTTAGCAGTCCTGGAATGATACCTTCTTTTTCATATGTAAAGATTGTGCCGTTAGCACTTAGCATCCAAGGTTGATTGCTTTCAAAGATAAGATCGTATATCTGTGCGGCACTTAATGTATCGCTTCCGCCACCTTCCCAGTCAATTGTAATCTCACGACCAACTTCTTGTTCCATAACAGCAAGATACTCAACGCTACCAAACACACCTTCCCAAGCACCAGCAAAACTTTTACCTTTGCCAATCTGTTCTTCAAGGAATGCTTTAGTACCATCTTGACGCAGTTGTCCTACGATAGTTTCTGGACCCATATTGAGCGCACGAATAACTGATGGATAAAGTGAGTTAATGTCAACGGAGCCAATCCAGTTGTGAATACCTTTCTTAGGAAACGCAACGTAAGCACCTGCTGCCGCAGTAGTTTCACTTTCGTCACGATTGCGAACACGGTTAGGAACAACAAAGCCACGTCTGTGTGCTTCGTTAATAATTGCTTGTTCTGTTACAGCAACAGCACCCATGGTTGTTTGTAGTAGTACTGTGTTTTCGTGTGCGATTTTATTTGCTAAGTCAAGGAATTTTAGTTTCTTGTCAAGTTTATCAAGTAGTGCGGTATCTTGTCTGTTATATTCAATAAACGTTTTAAAGTCATTGTTATATAACTGATCAAGTGTACCTTCGTAAACTGTTTTGTTTTCGCCTACTTCCATTTCGCCGATAGCATCCAGTCGATACGTATGACGTTCTTCATAGGTAAACTTACGATACAGTTCAAGTGAGTCCATATGTACACGACCTTTTAAGTCGTATGTTTGTGAAGTCTTACCAAACTTTTCGTACTCACGTTTCTTAGGATACTGATTCCATAAACACAAACGTTTAGTATCTTCTTTAGATAATACTTTTGTAATACGGTTAACAGTATACGGCATATCAAAGCCTTCGCTGTTCCAACCACTTAAACAGTCTGCGTCTTGGATTAGGTCAAGGAATGCATCAAGCATATCTGCTTCATTGTCAAACAGTATAGTGTTTGGAATATCTGCAATTTCTTTCTTTGCTTCTTCCATAGACAACGTCTTAGGTGGAATAGCAAGACAGATAAGTTCATCCATCCACTGTAAGTGTACAGCAATTGAAGTGATAGGCATAAACGCATCTTCCGGTGATGCGTAACCACGTTCAGGGTCGAAGTCGACCTCGATATCCCAAAACGCAATGTTTAGTTTAGGTGCATCTACATTTAAGTAATGATCTTCAAGTGTGCGGAAGATTGGATTAATATCCGATTCAAATAGTTTTTTGTTGGAATAGATAGCAAGTTCTTTACGTAATTCCTTAATGTTCTTTGCTGTAACACGCGAAACAGGATCGCCGTATATAGATGTATACTTGCCTTTAGGATCTTGATAATAAAATATATGACGAGCAGGATATTCTTTAAAGTGGCGATTACCATTTTCATCACGTTCAACGACGTGAATTATATCCTGATCGCGATCATAGAAAGCGTCAACGTAACTCATTTTTCTCCTTATGTGACTTTTGGCTCACAAATACCTACGTGCAGTTTATGGCCTGCAATACCTTTCTCAAATTTATTTAGCAAATGACTTATAGAGTATATTAATTTTTTTTTCAAAGTCAGATGCTGTAAGATCAAATTTCATTCTATTAACCCACCAACAAGTTAAATGAATATTTCCACGAATATAACCCGAAGAATTTTTTATTCTATCCGGGCTTGCTGTATTTTCGTCTTTTGGTATGAGAGTCATTGGAATTCCTGTAATAGCACACTTGCCTTCTTGCTTATCCCATAAATTTTTTAAATGTTTAATTAAATTTTTGAGACCTGTGTCTTGATCTAACCAACGTTTATCAACTGTACGCAGATCGCTTCGGCTTTGAATTCCCTTTGCTATTTGCATCCAACGATTATCTTCGGAATAATTTTTTTCTTTTATAAACTGCTGTCGATCAGACCATCTATACTCAATTTGCTGTTTTACCTTATTAAATACTTTAAGATCTCTGGTTCTTAGTTCTATAAGTTCGAGTATTCTCCCATCTACATTTAATTGGGTTGCTTTTTCTAACAAGATATTTGCTTTTCTTCCAGGTGTGCCATATTTTCTATACAAGTTAAAAAAATCTAACCATTCGTCTTTGGTAAAGTTACTTACAAGATCCGAATATTCTGGTGTAGATGATTTTTGTTGTCTAACTTTTCGTTTGCTTGTACGTAGAAGGCTATTAACTTTCTTACGATTAAGATTTCGGCTACCGGTCTTTGGCATTATTGTTGATCCTCTGGTAAGTTTTTAGTGATGCCTAAGATTCCTTCAATATCTTCCCATTCTTCTAAATGTTTTGCCCATTCGTCTTTGTGTGCAATCTTAATTGCCTTATTAATCGTGCTTGGTTTGATTTCAAGTTCTTCTGCTACTGCTTTTACAGTTTCACGAAGACCTTCTTGTAGGTCTGACACTTCACGTAGTACATTAGAACCTTCTTTAATTAGACGCTCTAATTTTGCTTTTTCTTCAGGACCATAACTTGATCGTGGCATAATATTTTCTCCTATTAAAGTTATATTATATAGCCACAAAAAAAGCCAGTCAATAAATTAACTGGCTTATTTGTCCGTTTTGAATGTTTTAATTAATCTTCAGTAAGAGCTTTTTCCATAACGTCGTACATTTCAAATACGCCGCCGTTACGCTCGTAAATCATAGCAGCATATAGTTCTGCTTTTTTAGACTCTTCAATCTTAGATGAAGCAACACGGTTAGCCCAAGTCCAAAGAACACTATCAATAGGATCAATTGCTTGTTGTCCGCCGCTTTCTTTAACTATCTTCATCATTTCAATGAACTGGTAAGACTCATTCATTTTCTTACCTTTCTTAGATGAACATGCTTCGTTGCTATTCTTGTTCTTAGCAGCACCCGCTGCCGCTGCTGCTTTACCTGCTGCTGCACCTAATGCACCACCTGCTGCCCCTGCTTTACCTGCTGCTGCACCTAATGCACCACCTGCTGCCCCTTTTGCTGCGCCTGCTGCACCGCCTTGCGCTTTTGCTGCTGGTTGTTGAGCTGGTGTGCCTGCTGCTGCTTTTGGAGCCGCTGCGCCTGCTGCTGCACCTGCTGCTGCTCCTATGCCCATAGCCTTTGTTGCCGTACCTGCAACTTTCTTAAGAGCACTACCTACACCGGCACCTGCTTTTTTAACAGCACTACCTGCTGCTGCACCTGCTGCGCCTGCTGCTGCTGCACCTTGTGCTGCTCCTGCTAATGGGTTTTCTTTAACTGTTTTTTCAGCAACCATGCTTTCGAATTTACTACGGAAAGTTTCAACGTCGAATGATTCTTTAGTTTCTTTTTTCTTATTGTCCTTCTTGTCGCCTTTCATGATCTTCTTAGCAAGTTCTTTAGGACCGCCTTGGTCATCAATTGCTTTTTTCATTTTTTTAGTATCAACGGTTTCTTCTGTTTTCTTATCTTTAAGTGCTTTTTTCATTGGCTCTTTTTTGTTGCCGTCTTTGTCAACGTCTAAGAAGTCTGGCTTTGATTTCTTTTCAGCAACTACTTCAACACTTTCTGCAATTACTTCTTTCTTTTTAATAGCAACTCCTGCAAGTGCGGCAAATTGATCTAATTCGTCTACAGGTGCTACTGATTCAGTAACTACTTTTTTAGCAGGTGTTTTACCTTCTGCTTTGGCAGCAACTTCTTCTTGTGCTGCTTGGACGGAAATATCAGTTGGTTCGATATCTCTCATCATTGAAACTAAATTGTTGAAATCCATAGTTGTCTCCGAAATCTTATACTGTATTTATCGTTTAATAGGGTTTTCGCCAAAAATGTTATTTTTCATATCAAGTGCGTTTTTAGCGGTACCGTTTGCTGCTTTTGGTTGTTTTGGTTTTGGCTGCGGCGGAGCCTTTGTTCCACTTAATCCTTTAGTAGGATCGCCAATGTAACTCTTCTTACCACGTGCGTTTCCTGGACTTAGTTGTGGATTAGGAACACTTGCAATGTTACCAGCACTTGTTGATCCAGCAGTTGCCGTTTCTTGAATTCCGGCTAAATCTAATAATCTTTCAATTTCGCTGTCTAATTCTGCTTTGCGACGAACAAGTTCTTTTTTAAGTTCAGGATCTTTGTCTGTATGAGGATCCATTTGAATGTCTTGTAATGCTTTTTTCTTAGCATCTAAATCAGACATTTTCTGATCTTTTTCTTGTGGAGTTAAATCTTCAAGAGTATCGTCAAGACCGCCCTTTTCAGCAGTTTTGTCCCAACCGTACTTTTGTTTAAATTGTTCGTCGTCTAAACTTTTTTGATCTGTTTTATATTGATTTTTTGCTGTAGGGTTTGGTTTTTTG